TTTACTAACCTTTTGGGATGTATGCAGCCAATGGGATATAAAGGCTGGAGAGCATTATACTTATAACGCTCAGAGCAATATTATAACCTTTTATAATGGTAGCAGCATTATACTAAAGGATTTATTTTTATATCCTAGTGATGCTAATTTTGATAGCTTAGGGAGTTTAGAGCTAACTTTTGCCTGCATAGATGAGGCTAACCAGATAACTGAAAAGGCTAAGAATATACTAAGTAGTAGATTAAGATATAAGCTAGATGAGTATGGCCTAATACCTAAACTATATATGAGTTGTAACCCTGCTAAGGGATGGGTATATAATATATATAAGGAGAGTAGGGAGGGAGTATTACCTAATCATAAGCAATTTATCCAGGCTCTAGTAACAGATAATAAGCATATAGTAAGCATTATACGGCTCAATTAAATAAGCTAGATGAGATTAGTAAGGCCAGATTACTTAGAGGGGACTGGGAGTATGATGATAGTAAGGATGCTCTGGTTGAGTATGATGCTATCATAAATATGTTTAGTAATGTAGTACCTACTGGAGATAAGTATATTACTGCAGATATTGCCCGATTTGGTAAGGATAAAACAGTTATATATTTATGGAATGGGCTGCAGATTGTAGATATTGTTACTATGGATATGAGTAGTATGGTAGATGTAGCTAATAAGATTAGAGAGATACAACAAAGGGAGGGTATAAAACTAAGTAATATACTGGTAGATGAGGATGGAGTAGGAGGAGGTGCTAAAGATATACTGAGATGTAAGGGATTTGTAAATAATAGCAGGCCATTAAAGGGAGAGAATTATACTAATTTAAAAACTCAATGCAGTTATAAGTTAGCAGACTTAATAAATAGAGGCCAGATAGGAGTTAGTACTAATAGTATTAAAATTAAGGAGGCATTAATCCAGGAGCTAGAGCAGATAAGGAGGATTAATATAGATAAGGATGGTAAGCTAGCTATACTAAGTAAGGATAAGATTAAGGATTTAATAGGGCGCTCTCCAGATTACTCTGATGCTATAATGATGCGCTGCTATTATGAGCTAAATGTAAGTGCTGGAAGATATGCAGTACGCTAGATATTAAATAAAAGTAATTTATATTTATAATAAATGAGAATAGTAAAGCTAAAAATAGATGATAATTTAACTGAGTTTAAGCTACCTACTAGCTGGGATGAGGTAAGTTTAAGGCAGTATAGTAAACTAATGCTAGCTATAGATAAAGAGGATACTACTGAGATACAATTAATGATTAAGAGCCTAGAGGCTTTAGTAGGTATAGATGAAAGGTTACTATCTAAAGTACCATTAAAGCAGCTAAGAGAGGCTTATAATCAGTTATTAGAGCTAACTAGTACTATGCCTAATAATGAGTTAAGTAGAGTGGTAGAGATAAAAGGTATAGAGTATGGATTTATACCAGATTTTGATGATTTTTCTTTAGCTGAATTTGTAGATTTAGATAACTACCTACAGAATAACTGGCATAATATGGATAAGATATTTGCAGTATTATATAGGCCAATAAAATCCAGAGAGGATAATAAATATACTATAGAGCCATATAGCTTAAAGGGTATAAAAGAAAGGAGAGAGCTATTTAATGAGAGGCTAAGTATAGATACAATTTACGGAGCGCTAGTTTTTTTTTGCGATATAGGGAGGATACGCATAGAGAGTATGCAATTATCTTTGGAGAGCCAGGTAAAGAGCCAGAGCAGGAAGATAGCGGAGATAATATAGGTAGTAAATATGGATGGTACTGTATTATACATAGAATGGCTGGAGGAGATATATTAAAAATGGATGAGGTAGTAATGCAGCCAGTAAACTCTGCTTTAAATTGGCTCTCTTATACTAAAGATGTAGAATTAAATGAGGATTTAAAAAGAAAATAATGGATAAAAAAATTAATACTAGCTATAATAATGTAATAGATGCTTTAAAATGCGTTTGCTTATCTCATGGATTAGTAAATAATGTTAGCTCTGGAGATATTGATACTATAGATATATCAGCTAACTCTGTATATCCTTTAGTACATATAGTGCCTAGTAATGTAACTGCAGGAGTTCAGGAGATTACTTTTAGCTTTAATGTATTAGCTATGGATTTAGTAAAAACAGATAGGAGTAATGAGCAACAAGTATTAAGTGATACTTTGCAGATTTTAATAGATGTAATAGCTCAGTATAAGCATGGGCAGATGTTAAATGTACAACAAAATACTGGTATTTATGGCCAGGCTCAGGATGTTGAGTATAGCCTAGAGCCATTTAATGAGAGATTTGATAATTTAGTATCTGGATGGAATTGTACACTTAATTTAACAGTACCATCTACCTACTTTGCCTGCTTAAACTTTACTCCTGGTAATATTCCTATAGATTGTAGTCTATTTATTAATGCTCCAGTAGAAAATAATCCTATAGTATTCCCTAATGATGAGTATATAGTGCCTCCTTCATAACTGCATAGCAAACTGCATAGCTAATAGGTAGGATAAGTATTTAATAATGAGTAAGATATAGAGATAGTAAAAATAAAAGTGCATAGCAAACTGCATATAACAAGAATGATATATATAAAAGGATTAAAATTTAATGGCTAATAATAACTTTAAAAATACTGAGAAAGCATTTAAAAAGTTTGGGGATAATGTTATACATAGAGCTAGATTTTATTTAAAAAGGCGTAAGATAAATACTAAGTTAAGTACTTTAAGTAAGAGCCTTAATTTTAATGTAAAAGTATATCCTAGTGGAGCGTTAGAGATGGATTTTAGTGCTGCTGATTATTTCCCTTTTGTTGAGGAGGGTAGAGAGCCTGGTAAAATGCCACCAAGTAGCGCTATAGCTAAATGGATTAAGATTAAGCCAATTAAATTAAGGGATAGTAAAGGTAGATTTCAGAGCAAAACAGAGGCTAATATAAACTCTGCAGCCTTTGCTATAGCTATGCATATAAAGAGTTATGGTATTCAACCTACCTGGTTTTTTAGGGATGCTTTTGCTATGCATAGAAAGAGATTAGCGCCAGAGATAATAAAAGCCTATGGTACAGATAGTGCTAAGATGTTAAAAAATATATTAGGTAATGAATACACAAAATAAAATAAAATAAGATGGCATATATAACACTACAACAACCTCTGTATAAGGAGATGCCAGTAGGAACGGATTGGGTTTACTCTGTAAATGATAGTAATAATAATCAATTTAAATTTAAGTATTTATTACAAATTTACGGCGGCTCTACTGGTGCTGATTATTTAGGGCTTTTTAAATTCTCTCCTAATGATTTAGGTAATGGTATTATTAAAGTAAATGAGATATTAGAGCAGTATGTAAACTCTGATAATTTAGGTAGTATATATCCAGGTATAGAGAGCGCTTTTAAAGGCTTAGATAATGTAGCTGGCTCTGAGTGTCCTATACATTGTATAGATAAAGTTAGTTTAAGTACTAATAATACTAGGAGATTTACATTAAAATTTGGCTCAGAGTGGGCTAGTACTCCTACAGTATCTCCTACTCAATATTTAGCTCAAAATAATTTTATTTTATATCTATCTTTTAATGGAGTAGCTTATAATAATGAGGGAGTATTACAAGGTAGTAATTATGGTATTAATTTAGCTGATTGGAATAGTAATAGTTATTTGCCTTTAAGTAATACCTCTAAATTTCTTACTGATGCTCCTACTACTCCTTTTAACTCTGGTAGTTATGGCCAATTTATAGGAGATAATGATTATGCTACTCTATCATTTTTAACTGGTAAATTTGCTAATACTCATCCTAAGCCTAGTAAGTATAAGATACAGTTTTTTGATAATACTAATACATTTATTTCAGAAGTATATAAAAATATAACTCCAGCTAATGGAGGATATAATACAGCAGTAGATACTACTTTAGAGGATGCTGAAAAACATTTACAATATATAGGGATAGGTACTGCTAATATGAAAGGAGCAGGGATTACTATACCTACTAACTGGAATAGTTACTTAGTATTTTTACAAACTCCTACCGCTACAGTTACTTATGCTTATACATATTTTAAGCAGGGTGCAGATTGTAAAGGATTTGAAAAAATTAGATTAACCTGGCTTAATAAGTATGGAGTATGGGATTATTATAATTTTACTAAGAAAAATACTAGGACTACAGATATAGATAAAACAGAATTTAATAAAGTTAAAGGTAATTGGAACGGCTCTAAATATGTAAAGCATGGATACCAAAGAGGCAGGAGTATTTTAAACTCTAATGCTACGGAAACTATGAGCCTTAACTCGGACTGGTTTAGGAGTGATGAGGAGGCAGCCTGGTTAGAGCAGTTATTTATATCTCCAGAGGTTTATATATTAAAGGGCTATGATGATACAGATACTGCTCCTGCAGATTTTGGGGAGTATATGATACCAGTAATTATAACTAATAAAAGCTATGATAAATATACAGAGGCTAATGATAAAGTAGCTCAGTATAATTTAGATATAGAGTATGCTATTAATAAAAGAATACAAAGAGGATAATTATGGAGCAACAATTAATAGCCTATCCTCAGAGTACTACCTTACCTCTTACATTCCCTACTGGAGAGTATATTTTAGATTTATTTGAAAATGAGCCTATACCTCTAGTATTAAATATAGATGATTTTACTAATGTAGCTGAGGCAGATGCTAGTTATTCTAAGAGTTTTGATATACCAGGTACTAAAAATAATAATATATTTTTTAATAATATTTTTGATGTAACTGCTAGTAGTAATTTTGATACTCATAAAAAAACTAGGATAATAGTAAAGGAGGATACTCTTAATACTTTTGAGGGATATTTACAGTTAAATGATATATCTATAAAGGATGGTGCTATTACTTATAATGTAACTATATACTCTGAGGTAGTAAATTTAAAGGATAGTATAGGGGATAAGGTATTTAGAGATTTAGATTTAACTGAGCTAAACCATTTATATACCTCTAATAATGTAGAAAATAGTTGGACTGGTATATTAAATTTATTTAATCCTTTACCAGCTAATAGCTTTGCTGGTACTGTAGGAGCTACTACTACCTCAGTATTAAAATATCCTATGGTAAACTGGGCAGGCCATGGTACTAATAATTTAGGTAACTTTTTTAGCCCTTATTTAGCAGATTATTTCCGTCCCTGGGTAAATGCTTTATATCTATTAAAAACTATTTTTAGAGATGCTGGATATACTTTTAGCTCTGCATTTTTAAATAGTACTAAGTTTAATAAATTATATGTAGATTTTAATATATCTGGTGCTGCTGCATCTAGTGATTATTATTGTGATTTAGATAATATAATAGGTACTTATACTACCTCTGGTGCTATAGCTAATGCTACAGTAGCTACTGGTGGGCAGGCTGCATTATATAACTTAGGTACTGATAAATTTACTGCTATTAATAATGGTACTGAGGTAGAGTTATTCGGTAACTTATATTTTAATAATAGTAGTAATGATGTAGAGATTACTTTATATCATACTAATACTACCTATAGTGCTAATGTAAATTCTGGCTATGTTATCTGGAATGGCTCAACCTCTGGAATTATTACACCTGGATTTGGTAGTATATTATTAGATGCTGGAGATAGTTGCTGGATGCAAATAAAAGGTATAGGAGGCTCTGTATCTATTGATACTAGTACTAATAGTAGCTGGGTATCATGGGTTTTATCCTCTAATACTAGCCAGGATATGGATAGAATATTACTAGGATTTAGAGGAGATAATAGCCAATGGGATTACTTTAAGGGGATAATAGATATGTTTAAATTAGTGATATTAGTAGATGAGAATAATCCTAATAATTTAATTATAGAGCCTTATAAGGATTGGGTAGGTGCTGGGAATAAATTAGATTGGACTAATAAAATAGATGAGAGTGAGTTTAAATATACTCCTATAGATGGTTTAAGTAGGGAGGTTAAATTTAAATTTTCTGAGGATAAAGATGATTGGATAACTCCTAATTTAAATAGCCCTAGTGATTGGCTTTTTGGTTATAATTATAACTCTAATATTGAGATTATAGATAAGGAAATGGATGAGGTAGAGGTTACTCCATTCTCTGATACTTATGTAGTAGATTTAGGTAATGGATTAGGTACTAATGTAATGCCTCAGATTATAGATAGTAGTGTAANCCCANCNGGNNNNCCNTTANGATACTGGGAGAATAATTTAAGGATATTATATGATAATGGAGTAGTAAATTTACCTAATACCTATACAGTAGGAGGATTTACTAATAAAAATACTATGCTATTATTTTCTGCTATGGATGCATATCCTTATACTAATACCTCAGATAGCTATAGATTTAATACAGTAGCTGAGCAGTACAGTAGCGTTATAACTCTTAATACTCTATATAATACTTACTGGTTACAGTACATAGATGAGTTATATAATAAAGATACTAGGATAATAGAGGTAGAGGCTTATTTAAATTCTGAGGATATTTTTAAATTAAATTTTAATGATATTATACTAATTAAGAGTACAAGATATAGAATTTATAAGATAGAGTATAGGGCTGGAGCTATGAGTAAATTAAAATTAATAACTATAAGGAATTTATAACATGAATTTTATAATCGGATATACTGTAAGGCCTAAAAATATAAACAGATTAAGCCAGGTTATTTATGAGGAGTATGTAGGAGAGGTACTAGTAGAGGTTTTACCTACTCTG